TTGCAGTCACAGTTTAACTTGACAGTTACTGACACGCTAACAACTCCAGCTGGCACTTATTCAGGTTCTAATGCTTTTGCTGGTGGCGTACTGCTGCCTGATGGTCGAGTGTTCTGTGTGCCATTCAACAGCACTACAGCAAGGATTTACAATCCAGTTACTAACACGCTAACAACTCCAGCTGGCACTTATTCAGGTTCTAATGCTTTTTTTGGTGGCGTACTGCTGCCTGATGGTCGAGTGTTCTGTGTGCCATTCAGCAGCACTACAGCAAGGATTTACAATCCAGTTACTGACACGCTAACAACTCCAGCTGGCACTTATCCAGGCTCTAATGCTTTTGCTGGTGGCGTACTGCTGCCTGATGGTCGAGTGTTCTGTGTGCCATTCAGCAGCACTACAGCAAGGATTTACAATCCAGTTACTGACACGCTAACAACTCCAGCTGGCACTTATCCAGGCTCTAATGCTTTTGCTGGTGGCGTACTGCTGCCTGATGGTCGAGTGTTCTGTGTGCCACGCGACAGCACTACAGCAAGGATTTACAATCCAGTTACTGACACGCTAACAACTCCAGCTGGCACTTATTCAGGTTCTAATGCTTTTTTTGGTGGCGTACTGCTGCCTGATGGTCGAGTGTTCTGTGTGCCACGCAACAGCACTACAGCAAGGATTTACAATCCAGTTACTGACACGCTAACAACTCCAGCTGGCACTTATCCAGGTTCTAATGCTTTTTTTGGTGGCGTACTGCTGCCTGATGGTCGAGTGTTCTGTGTGCCATTCAGCAGCACTACAGCAAGGATTTACGGCACTGCATTATCGCCACTGCTGCCACTTGATGCTGTGCTTAGCCCCTACCTGAACAAATTTTAACCATGACCCACGCCATCATCCTCAACAACCAAATCACCACCCACGGCGACTACCGCACCCTGTGGCCAAATACATCATTCTCGGCGCTCGGCCCCAATGCTGAGTTCCTCGCTGAGAACAACGCAGTTGCCATCCGCAGCGACCCGCCACACGACCCGGAAACCCAGATCCTGCAGCCCTGTGAGCCGTATCTGCTCAATGGCGTGGCGTACAACATGGAAACCGTCGATCGCTCGCCGGCAATCGAGCCAACGCCTGAGCCGCAGTGGATTCAGTTTGGGTTGGAGCTGGCTGGCGTGCCTGCCATACACGAGCTGTTGGGTACGGTGGAATCTGTCAATCGCCCACTTGAGCGGATGCTGAGCGGTGGGCTACTGCAAGCGGCTGAGGGAAATCCGCGCACCTTTTTAGCGGCTTGGGCCAAGGTTGCTGAGCTAGGCTTGGTCAGCTCGGAATTGATACCTGCCATCACAGCGCTGGCCGCGACCCACGGCCTCCCGGCTGAGTTTATCGCGGGACTTGATGCGTGAGTACGTCAGCCCCCAGTACCCGTAAACAGGTCCTGATAACTGGATTGAAGCGGGCAACCATACCGGTGCCAGACTGAGGCTAAAGCGCATCGAACCTATGGACCGACGAACCGAAATGGTGACGCTGGCCACCGAGCTGCTCAGCGAGCAAATCAGACCGGTGCGGATCCTCTCGATTTCTGACCAGGGCGGCGAGCCCCAGGGAGAGTTTGTGTCCAACCAGCAGCGCTTCACGTTCAAGTTCACCAAACGCGGCATGGTTACCTACCGACCGAAAGGCACGGGCCAGAGCGACCGGGGCGACAGCCGCATTGATGCCCTGCAGGCCCGGCTCGAGCGCATGAAAACTCTTCTCGGAGTATCCCGATGAACTGGCTTGATCGACTGCTGGACCCCCTCCTGGATCGCCTCGTCCTGAAACTGGCAAACAAGGTCCGCCCACAGCTGAACGGGGCGATCGATGCCGCGCTGGATCGGGCGGAAGACCGGATCGACACGGCCCTCGAGGGACTGGAGGAGCGGCTGCTGGCGGTGGCCACAAAGCCCATCGAAGACCTGAAAGCGGCGCTGGCGCCGGTCATCACCTTCCAACAACAGGTGGTGGATGCCGAAAGGCTCCGGGCTGATGTCTGGTCGCAAGCTGCAGAGATCCAGCAGCAGGCGATGACGACCCTTGCACCGGGGGCTCGATTCCCGACGCATCAGGAGGTTGAGGAGGCTGCCAAGGCAGCCGGGATGACTCCCGCCGCAGACGTGAGGGCCGCGATCACCTCCGCAGCCTCTTCGGCAAGTGCTGCCGCGGCGGACCACCTGCGCAGCCGCCTGACACCGCCACGGCCGTGGAAGGAGATCCCTGATCGATGAGTCGTCACCAGGCCCTGCAGGATCGCCTCTCGGCCATCGAGGCCCAGTTGCCTGTATCGACGGCCCGGCAGGCCCTGCCCCGCCGGCCGGCGGCCCTGCGGCATGACGCTGCCGATCGGGTCTCCCCGGTGCTGCAGCAGCTGCTGGCGGAGGTGCTCCCCGGGGCCCTGGTGCTCGACTGGCGCCAGGACGGTGCGATCCATGCCGGCCGGATGGTCGCCGACGGCCTGGTCTACCGCTTTCGTGTCGATGCGGAAGGTGTCGGCTACCGGCCCGCCTGGGACGGCATCGGTGAGCGTGGCTGGGAGCTGAGATCGGATTCGTTCCTGCAGCTGCGGGCTCCTGCCGTGCGGATGGATTTCCGCCGCAGTAACCGGGCCACCGGTCAGAAGCGCAAATGCACCACCGGCTACAGCTGCGGATCGGCCTGCATCTCCCTGCAGAAGGAGTGCCGGATCAGCCCGGGCAGCGCGATCGGCAAGGCTCGCCTGCGGCGTCTGCAGCAGCTGGCGGCCGCCGGCGACAAGGCCGCCGTGGCCACCGCCTCTCAGGTGTCGGCCGCCCGGGGAGTGGCTGCAGGAGAGCGGCAACAGGAGCGCACCACCAAACGGGTGGAAAAGCTGCTGGCCCGGCCCGAGATTGCCGAGTACCTGCGCACCGGCAAGCTCCCCGAGGCCGCCAGCGCTTCCACGGAGCCCGGCACCGTCCGCAACATGAAGCCCGGTGAGATCGTCTTCGATCCAGGGCGGTTCCAGTACAAGTTGAACGCCACTGAGGGCACCGGTGAGGTGGGCAGCCTCTCGGGTGTTCGCAAGTGGGATCCAAACCTCGCCGGCGTGATGAGCGTCTGGAAGGACCCAGCCGACGGCAAGGTCTACGTGGTGAACGGCCACAACCGGATGGCCCTGGCCCGGCGCCTGGGAGCCGAGGAGGTGACCGTGCGCTTCCTCAACGCAAAAACCGCCACCGAAGCCCGGGCGATCGGCGCCATGCAGAACATTGCCGAGGGTGCCGGCACCCCGATGGATGCCGCCAAATTTTTCCGCGACACTGGCATCAGGTCCCAGACTGATGTGGAGGCCAAGGGCCTGCCGCTGCGCAGCGGCCAGGCGGAGAAGGGCCTCAAACTCAGCAAGCTGCCCGGCGAGGTGTTCAACGCCGTGGTGCGCGGTGATCTGAGCGTGAACCGCGGCGCGATCATTGGCGGCAGCGGCCTCGATGAGGCAAAGCAGCGGGAGGTGTTCAAGATGATCGGCTCCCGCAAGGGCATTGCTGATCAGACGCTGCTCGAGCTGGTGGAACATGCCGCTGCCAGCGAGCAGCGCACCCAGACCACGATGGACCTCTTCGGGATGAGCCAGGAGGTCAAGGACAACCTCTTCACCCGGGCCAAGCTCTCCGCCGGCCTGAAGGCCAAAATCACGCGGGAGAAGCGCCTGTTTGGCACCGTCTCCAAGAGCAGAGCAGCCTCCACCCTCGCGGAGAAGGCTGGCAACGTGATCAACCAGCAGCAGAGCGCCAAGGTTGCCGGCGAGGCCAGCGAGGCCCTGTCGGTGTTCGAGCGTCTGAAAAGCTCCAGCGGGCCCATCAGCTCCGCTCTCAACCGAGCCGCTGATCGAGTGGAAGCGGGCGAATCTGAAACGAAGGTGCGGCAGGAGCTGGAGCGGGACGTGTTCGCCGCTGTAGAGCAGGAGCTGGAGGCCCTGGGTCTGCGCAAGCGGCCCCGGGCCGACAGCCTGCAGGAGCGAATCGACGCCCTTCGGCGGAGATGCAGCACGGGCTACAGCTGCGGGGCGACGTGCATCAGCCTCCGGAAGGAGTGCCGCACCAGCCCGGGCAGCGCCATCGGCAAGGAGCGCCTGAAGCGGCTGCTGGCCGTGGCCGGTGGCGGCGCCTCCTCTCAGCGGGGGATCGCCCCAGTGAAGGCCGAGGAGGCTGGGAAGATGGCCCAGGCCATCACCGCCGGCCGGGCCCAGCGGGCGGCACAGCTGCGCGGTGCCAGGGCCCAGCAGAAACCGGCTGAGGCCCCCACCCTTGATCAGGAGATCAAGAGGCTGGCCAGCGCCCTTGCCACCAGCAAGCAGAGCCAGAGCTCGCTCTTCGGTGCCACCGAATACGACCAGACCATGCCGCTGTTCCAGCAGCCGGCCGCCGCCGCCGGGCCGCGGCAGACGCCGAAGATCAGCGACGTGCTTCGCGCGACCACCGAGCAACTGAAAGCGGCCGATGCCCGCCAGATGGGCAAGATCGCCGAGAACCTCTTCGAGGCCGGCTGGACGATCGATCGCCGCACCCGCTACCGGGGCATAAGCAAAGACCAGGCGCGCGAACAGTTCAAGGTGGAGTTCATGCAGAAGATGCAACAGCAGGCCGCCTCACCCGAGGCTGCCGCCAACTCCGCTGCCATGCGCCAACGTGCCGGGGCCTCCGGCAGCGTCGCCGGGGCCATGAAGAGCATCCTCGAGGACATGCAGGCCCAGGACCAGCGATTGGAAGACCTGCAGCGCCAATCCATCGATCTGCGCATCCAGGCCGAGGAGCAGTTCGGCGCCCTGGGCGGTGAGGATCCAACCCTGGGCGGCGGCCGGCCGCGGCGACGCCTCGGCGGCGGCCGTCGCCGTGATGCCGCTGCCGACATTCTGGAGGCCCGGATCGATGCCCTCCGGATGCAATGCGCCACCCTGGCCCAATGAGCACCCCCCAGACCCCCAGCTCTATCCCCGAGGCCCCCCGGGCCGATGGCGAGCCCATCGACTGGGCCAACGTGGCCGTGGAGACCACGGTGATGCTGCGCCTCCAGCAGACACCCCCTTTGGCCACTGCTCGCCAGGGCCAGCCCCCGGCCAAGCGCTGATCAGAGCCCCAGCAGCAGGGCCGGATCGATCGCCAGCAGCAGGCAGATCGATCGCAGCTGGCCTGGGTTGGGATCCCGCTCGCCGGAGCACCAGCGGCTCACGGCGCTGCGGTGCACCTCCAGGTGCTGCGCCAGCTGCTGCTGGCTGACGCCCCGCTGCTGCATAATCACGCCCAAACGTGCACCCAACAGGCGCCGCACCATTGCGTCTGGCAGGAGAGTGGGCACGGTGCGTTTATGGCATCAACAGGCGCAAGGTAGATCCGGCGGCCCCATCTTGCTGGCAGCTCCTGCTATCTGCCGGTGCAATTCCGCTTGGATCGCTCCAACCTACCCGCCAGCTTTCTGGAAACTCCAGAGGGCTACGTGCGCGTGCGTGGGACGTTCTCCCGCAGCGGCTGCCAGACCTACACCAACCCGGATGGGTCGAAACGGGTCGAATATCGCCCGCCGGAAGAGGTGTCCCGTCCGGATTCTCTTCTGTCGATGGGCGGCCTGCCGGTGACGCTGGAGCATCCGCCCCAGCTGCTCACGCCCGACACCGTGCGGCAACACACCCGGGGCCACAGCGGCACCCAGGTGGAGTTCACCGACGGCTTTGTGCATGGCACCGTCACCCTGACGGATCGAGAAGCCATCGAGGCCGTCAAGCGTCGCGATGCGGTTGAGCTCTCCGTGGGCTACCGCTGCGAGTACGACCCCACGCCGGGCACAGCCCCCGATGGCACCCGGTACGACGGCGTGCAGCGGAACATCAGCGGGAACCATCTCGCCGTCACCCGCAAGGCCCGCGCGGGCTCCGAAGTGTGCCTGCACTTCGACTCCGCCGATGCCGACGACCCGCCGATCGTCGCTGTTTCCGCCGATCTCCTCCCTTCCCTTCCTGAGGCCACCCCCATGCCCGCTCCCGCTCAACCCACCGACCGTGCCGACATGAAGAGTTCCGCCAAGTCCAAGGCAAACGCCGAGGAAGAGATGGACCCCGAAGAAATGGAAGGCGAGGGCGAGATGGACCCCAAAGAGAAGGAAGACGGCTACGGCATGGCCAAGGGCAAGCGAGCCCGCGGCGATTCCGCCACCCCCGGCCGCAGCGTGCCGTGGGAGGTCTACAAGGCCACCGTTGACGACCTGGCCGCCGCCGAGCTGCGCTTCGACAGCCTGGCGGAGCAGCTGAGCGAGTTGGAGGCTTTGGTGGCCCAACGGGTTGATTCCGCCCCGGAACCTGATCCGGAGCTGATTCAGCAGCTGGTGGCCGAGCGCGTCGACGTGCTCGAGAAGGCCAGCCTGATCATGGGCGGCCAGCGCGAGCGGCACGACGGCCTCAGCAACCGCGAGGTGCAGGTGCTCGCCCTCGAGGCTGCTGAGGTGCGCATCGATGGCATCGAGAACCGCAGCGACGAGTACATCGCCGCCCGCTTCGATGCCGCCTACGAGGCTGCCGAACAGGTGCCCTACCAGGCCGATGCCGCCCAGATGCTGGCCCGCCAGTTGCAGGGCATCACCACCGGCCCCCGCACCGACGGCGCCGATGGCATCGCAGCGGCCGCGGCGGAGCACCAGAAAGCGCTGGCCAACGCCTGGCAGGACCCCGCCAGCTGATTCCCCCCTAGCCCTTCCCCCTCCCCCCGCCCCTCCGCATTCCTTCCATGGCTCAGACCTTCACCAACAACGCCGGCAGCATGAACCCCCAAGTGGGTGTGGGCCGTGACTACCCGATGCAGATGGCCATCGGCCGCATCGGCGAGCTGGCCGACATCAGCGGCAGCCGGATCATCAGCGGCAGCAACGAAACCAATGGCGTGTTGCCTTTTGGCGTGCCGCTGGTGCGCAACGGCTCCGGCGTGCTGCCCAACTCCGCCCAGGTGGCCACCGCCGCCGGCGCGATCCTCGGCATCTCGGTGCTCACCGATGTCCAGGAGCTCAGCCACCGTGATGCCGCGACTCCTTACCAGGAGGGCATTCATCCCGGTTATGCGGTGAACATCCTCAAGGAGGGCTCGATCTACATCGAGGTCTTCGAGGCCGTTGATCCCGGAGGGGCCCTGCGCTACTTCAAGTCCGGCGCCAATGCCGGCAAGTGGGGCAAGACGGCCTCGGCGGGCAACAGCCTCAACCTGGCTGCCGGCGCCTGGGAGATCGAACGCGGCGCCGCTGCCGGTGGCCTGCTGGTGCTGCGGGTCAACGCGCCTGCCGCGCTGACCTTCACCGCTGACACCTGATCCTCCCCACCATCCCCCTTCCTTCCCCCTGCCCCCTCCTGGAGCCCGAACAATGAGCCACCGAATGGACGACGCCTACCAGAGTGGGGCGTTCCTGGCCGACCAGCTGCAGCACATCATTCCTGGTGTGCTGCGCAAACCCTATGCCGAAATCGTTTACCCCAGGATTTGCCCGGTCAGCTTCGAGGTGAACCCCGGCGCCACGTCGATCAAGCGCACCCTGTGGGATCGCACCGGCGCCTTTGATCTGATCGCTGATGCGGCCGACGATTTGCCCCGCTCCGGCGTGAAGGTGGGTGAGATCGTCAACGAGATCCGCGAGTTCGGCGGCTCGTTCGACTACACCCAGGGCGAGCTGCTGGCCGCAAAGATGGCCGGCGTCAACCTCACCAACGAGAAGGCCGAAGCGGCTCGCGACGCCTACGAGCGCCGCAACAACACCACCTGTCTGTTTGGCCGGGCCGGCACCGGCCTGCGGGGCATGCTCAACCACCCGGCCATCGATCGTGTGGTGGTGACGGGCAACAACAGCGACGCCTGGTTCAACGACCCCAACACCACCCCCCAGCAGATGCTTGATCTGCTGAACTTCGGCGTCACTCAGATGCGGGCCAACTCCAAGCAGATGGAGGAGCCGGATTCCGTGCTGATGGCTGAATCGGATCACCGCATCGCCTCCACCACCTGTCGTTCCTCCACCGACAACACCACGGTGCTGGAGCTGTTCCTGAAAATGAACCCGACCATCAAGTCGGTGGTGCCGATCAACGAGCTCGACCCGGCCAACAGCGGCGGCAACCTCAGCGCCCGGCGGATGCTGTTCTACCGAAAGGATCCGACCAAGGGGAAATTCCACATCCCCCTGCCGCTCACCTTCCTGCCGCCTCAGCCGAAAAATCTGAAGTTCGTGGTGCCCGCGATGAGCAAACTCGGCGGATTCATCCCCGATTTCCCCCTGGCCTTCCTCTACATCCAGGACGGCGGCTGATCCCCGCTGATCAGCCCCGCACCATTTCCCTGTTCCCCATCGGTTTTCCATGACCACCACCCCCACCAAACTCATCAGCAAGCCCCAGGCCGAGCCCGCCGAGGACCAACCGGAGGCCGGCGAGCTGGTGGTCTCCGTCCAACCGGAGGCCGGCGAGCTGGCGGTGATCTTCACCCCCGAGCTGAACGAGGCCTGTCTCCAGAGCTGCCGTGGCGGCGCCATCGCCTGGGCGTTCGGGCCCGTCGCCAATCCCACCACTCTCCGGATCAACCCGGGCCTCAACGCCCCGGTGCCCCGCAAGCTGTGGGAGCAGGCCAAGCCCCGCCCCGACACCCAAGAGCTGATGGGCCGCGGCCTGATCCAAGAGATCGAGCTCACCGATGGCGCCACCACTGCCGACGGCGAGGTGTCGTTGGCCGCCGTGCCCAATGCGGTGGCCATCCGACTGATCTACGGCTGCCGCAACACCGAGCAGCTGGAGCAGTGGCTGCGCAAGGAAGACCGGCAGGTGGTGCGCGAGAAGCTCGCCACCCGCGTGAAAGAGCTCCTCGACGGCCGGCCCTGACCATGGCAATCCCCACCCTCTCCGAGTTGCTCGACCGCTTTCCTGAGCTGGAGGTGCACACGCACGCCCAGCTGGAGGCGGCGCTGGCCACCGCCGGCCGGCGCTGCAGCGAAGCGGTGTGGGGAGACCTGCATGGTGATGGGGTGGGCCTGTTTGCCGCCCATCTGATCGCCTGCCGGGTGCGGGAGGTGGGCGCCCAGGTGGGCCAGGCGCCGCCTTCCGCCGGCAGCGGCCTGGAGGCCACCCACTACGGCCAGCAGTTTGCCGAGCTGCAGGCCTGCCTACCGCTCACCTGCGGCTTCATGGTCTGATCTGATGAGCACTCCCCAGCCCGCCAGCGCCTACGGCAACCTCGCCACCGCCACCCTGGCGTTCGAGGTGGCCGGCGCCACCCTCACCGAGGATCCGGAAACCGGCAACCAGGTGGCAGCCACCGAGACGCTCCACTACCTGGCGGCGCTGCGCCTCAACCGCGGCCGCTGGGAGAAGCAGGTGGGCGTCGATGAGACCACATTCCCCTGCACCGGCCGGCTGCTGAGTCCCGCCACCCTCGATCCGCGGATTGTGAGCGGCAGCAAGGCCGCGGCGGTAATCAACGGCCGCCGCGGCCGCTTCGAGCTGCAGGAAGACCTGGGGGCGCCGGTGGGGGCCATGCCGCTCCTGCGCCAGCAGATCAACGGCACCTTTCGGGTGACGGGAGGCCGTGGCAATGGCTGAGCAGGGAATGGATCAGCAGCTTCTGCGCGGGGTGGTGGGTGAGCAGGGAATGGATCAGCAGCTTCTGCGCGGGGTGGTGGGTGAGGCCTGGGGCCGCTTCAGCACGTTTGTGGATTCGGAGCTCACGAGGCACATCACCGAGCCGAAATGGGACTGGCCGAGTGGGGAAAGCCCCCGCGACATCGTGGACATCGGCGACCTGCGCAAGTCGCAGGAGATGGCAATCAACCCCCGCCCGGGGGTGATGGAAACGAAATTCCGCTGGACTGCCCCCCATGCCCCTGCGGTGCACGACGGCGCCGTCTACAAGGCCAATGACAGCGAGGGGCAGCCCCGCACCAGGCCGGCCCGGCCCTGGACGCGGGAGCTGCAGCGCGAGCGCGTGAAGCTGCAGCGCGCCTTCCAGTTGCACTTCACCCTTTCGGCCAAGCGCCGGGGCCTGGGCGGCACCCGCCGTGGTGGCGCCGCTCCGGCGGGGCCCTCGGCCCTGCCGCCGGCTGGAGGTGCAGCATGACCCAGGCTCGCTGCCAGGTGGAGCTGGGCGCGAGCCTGCGGCAGGTGGCCGATGAGCTGCGCATGCTGTTTGGCCCACTGTTGGGTCAGTACCACCGTTCTGAAGGCCCGCCGATTCAGGCCTTCTGGACGGTGGGCAAGGGGCAGGTGCGGCCCAGCTACAACGCTACCGGCATCGAGGCGGTGCTCACCGAGGCCCCAGAGCGCGAGCTGCTGGGTGCCGCCACGCGCACCATGGCCACGATGCGCACCTGGACGGTGACCTTCACCCAGTTCGATACCAGCAGCAACCTCGAGGCGGTGCGGCTGCTGGCGTTCCGCGCCTGGCCCACCGCCCAGCAACGTCACCAGCCACAAACTGATGACACCTACGAGCGGCTCATCGTGGAGCTGCCCGATCCCGTCTACATCGCCTCCCTGGCAGCCTCCGGCTGACAGCCACGGGCTGCACAGCGGCCGTTTCTCTCCCTTCCCCCGACCCCTTCAAGGACCCCACCATGACTGATACCGCGATCGGGCAGAGCTTTGTCAAGGCGCACCGCAGTGTGCTGCTGATGACCCCCCTGCGCGCCCCCTGCCGCTATTTCGCCACGCGCGATGAGTCCGGCTTCATCACACGCCCCACCCTCGATCCTGGCGACTGGGCCCGGGAGCTGCAGACCGTCAAACAGGTGTCGTTCAATGTCGACAACAACGATCGGGAGTTTCGCCTGATCGGTGACGAAGGCTGGAGCGATTCGGTGACCACCGGCAGCAAGGTGAGCGCCTCGTTCGACACCTTCTTCTCCAAGCTGATCGTGCAGGGCGCCGCTGGTGGCTGCCCTGAGTTCCGCGGCGACTACTCCGAGGAGTTCGCCATTGTTGAGCAGGCCCGCTACGACACCGACTCGGAAGTGTTCGTGGAGATGTTCAAGGAGCTGGGCCGCGCTGGCGGCAACACCGGCGACTACATCTACGACTACGCCTGTTTCAACGCTGCGCTGCGCAACTACAAGGAGCCCCAGGCCGCCGAAGACCTGATCAACGTCACCTTCGATGGCATGAGCCGCGGCCGCGCGGTGTTCGGCCGTTTCAACGCCGGCAGCGCGCCGCTGGCCACCGGTGCGGTCCAGAGCGTGATCCTCAGCACGGCCCCCTCCAGCGGCAGCCGTCGCTATGCGGTGGTGCCGGCCGACAACGGCACGGCGGTGGTGGTAGGCAACAACCTGACCGTGACCTACACCAGCGATGGCACCGCTCCGCTCACCCAGCTGGCGCTGGGCGCGGCCGATGGCAGCGGCTTCCGCCTCGAGGTGGCCAGCTCCGGCGTTCGAGTGCCGGCGGTGGTGACCCTGGCTGGTGGTGTGGTGACGATCAACCCCTCCGCCGACCTGGCGGCCGCCACCATCTACCGCCTGGTGGTGCGCGACGGGGCGATCACCCAGGCCGTCAATGCCACCCTGGTGGCCGATGCCGCCGGCATCCGCCGGCCGCTGGCAGGCTTCTCTACCACCTTCCGCACCGCCTGATCACCAGGCCGCGGCCGCCAGAGCAAAGAGAGGGGCCCGGCGGGGCCCTTTTTTATTGGGCATTATGTACTTGACAAACACAGGCGATTGGCGGCTTCAGCGCCCTGCTCCTTCGGCTGGGGAGCGCTTATCATTGTCTTCTTTAATTTGATCATCTTTCGATACTATAGCCTTTAAGGAAGCAATAAAAAGCTCAGGGCTATCCATTCCCCCGGCAATCTTTGCCGCTTCACGAAAACGGTCTGATTGAGCTTGGGTCACCTTTGGATCTTCCTTATTCATAGGAATAACAATGGATTAGGGTGTGCTGGCGTAACACGCTTGAGACCAATAGCCTTACCCACTAATTCTTTCTGCTCATTGGTTACCCTACCCAGGCTTCCACACCATTCCTCATAGCCCAGCAAAGGCACCGTTCTTCGCCCCTCGCTTCTGCTTTTCCCTTTGTCATAAGTGTGGAACTCAGTGAGCTTTTCACCAGTGCCTTCAACGTAAATTGCTGTTGCCAACATAATGGCATCGACAGTACCCAATGGTCGTTCTCCTGGTTTTCTCTCCGATCCATTCTTTACATATTTCACTGATCGGAGGAGCGCGGCAATTCTCATGATTATGTCATTGGGCGAAACACACACAACACTGCCTTCTATAGCTGCGAAAACCTGTGAGATATTCTTCCTTTCGCCCTTCTTCTCAATATTTCCGGCCACCTCTGCATATATGAGAGTAGAGGAGTATATAGTTATTAGTCCGCTTTTTGCCTCTTCTAGAAATTGCCCAATGCTTTCCAAGTTACCGTTATCCCTGGCCTCATTGTGAAGCCAAGCAAGAAAAATGCACGAGTCCCAAAAATACGAGGTGTTCTTACTCATTATCATCCCATACGCTCTTGTCTGGGACTCCAGAGAAAACACCTCGCCAATTAACTAAATCTCCTGTGAGTGGTATCAGGCTGAGCTTATCGAGCTCAATGCGAGTGGGCAGAAGATTTGTGCCATCGTAAAAACAGGTTCCGTAAGCTCTAACTCTCTCGCCAAACTTGGAACGATGTTTCGCAAGATCAGCACGCTTGATAATACATTCAATTATTGCAGAGCCTGGACCGACAGAAAGCCCTCCAACGATATAACTTCCTTGTTCTGGATCATCAAGGAGCTTAAGCCTCCCAACAAAGTCGCCGATAGATTTGCCCTTGAAATAAGCAAGAGTTTGATCTTCGGGAGATTTGGCTTCGGCCAATAAACGCTTGGCTTGCCTATAAAGATAGCCATCGATGAGCAAAGGATCGTCGTCTCCGCACTTAAGCTCGCCCTTGGCAAAATCATCGCCACATCCATCGGCAAGGTCTCTAACAGTTGCTGCCAAAGCAAGGTCGTCTTGATTGGCAATGCCATCGTGAATCCGATGTATCCCATGCCGGAACGTTCGTATGCTTCGCTTTACAGGGCCGTCATTGCGGCGATGCCTGCCAATCTCCCGCTCCTCAATAGTTACTTTTGCGCTGCTTTTTTCTAAGTTAGAGATTAGGAAATCATGCCTGACCCTTCCATTGGCGTGAGTGTCAGCGACTTTCAACGCCTTAAGTAGTATCTGGAACTTTTTGGAAAATACGTCGGCCCTGACCTTCCGGTTGTCACCTTCTAGTCCGTATATTGTGAAAACAAGTTTTTCAGTGTTTTCAATCTGTTCCACTTTCCAATCATGCCTCCTTATTAGTTGATTTATATGTTAGGCGCTTGCCAGCCATACCGCGCAACGCGGCGTGCTCCGCTCATGGTCTGTAATGCCAAGCTTGGCTCGCTGGTTGTACCTAAAGTCAAACTCTGCAACATACCGATGCAAGTGCTTCTCGGCACAATGCTGGTAGACGCCTTTCATGCCCCGCTTGAACACGCTGTAGAAGCCCTCGACAGTGTTGGTGTGGACCTTGCCACGCCCCCACTCATACTGGCTGTGACTGACGTAACCATGGCCGGCGAAGTGCATGCCTAGGCTCTTGTACTGCCCAGCCTCGTCGGTCATGACCTCAGTGCTGGGATGCACGTTCGCCTGGATGATGGGAAGCAGATCAGCCGCCTTGGTCCCGTCAACATGGAAGGACCGGGCGGACCCCCCGCGCTGAACAAGGGTTAGAACAGCATTTTTGTGCGAGTAGCCACGCTTTGGCTTGTGACCAATCTTGCGACCAATGAAAGTTTCGTCTATTTCAACGACAGCACCCTCCCCTCCAATGGGCGGCAGGGTGCCGCCTTTCATTGCCTCCCGAACGCGATGAGTCATGAACCACGCCGTCTTGTATTGAACTCCGAGTACGCGCATAAGTTGGTGGCTGCTGATTCCCTTCTTACTGCAACACATTAAATAGATTGCTTGAAGCCAGAGATTAAGTGGAACATGGCTGCTCTCAAAGAGTGTTCCCACCTTCACAGTAAATTGACGCTTGCACGGTCCACAGCGCCATAGACCCTTTCGCCCACCCTTGACGGGCGTAATGCGCCCCTTGCCGCTGCAGCGTGGGCAGACAGGGCCGTTGGGCCAAAGAACGCGCTCAAGCTCCGCAAACGCAGCCGCTTCGTCGTGGAAATATGGTGCGGAAAGAATGGACATGGCTTTCTCCTCGCCTTCAACCTAGTAAGTCACGGCGTGTTTGTCAAGTACATAATACCCTTTTTATTGCGGCGGTGCTGTTTGCTGATTCCACTCAGGACACTGTTGGCTCAGCTCAAGCACAAGGAACTGACGGAAGGCCGGATCGATCATTTCGTTCTTCCACATCGGCCAGGTGTCGCTCCATGCCACACGGTAGGCCTCTCCTCTTGTGAGCCCAGCGGCAAGCCCTCTGCAGAACGTGGTGGCGAACATCCATGCTGCCGTGGTGACGCCAGCGCGAGCCGCAGGAAGCGAACTGCAGACCATGGCCCCCAAGGTGGCCGCAGCAAGCCAGGAAAGCAGGCGGCGTGGTTGCATTGGATCCGAAGCAAGGTGATCGCGTGATGGCTGGCGTTGCCCCGCCTCCCGTACTCTTGCACTGGTGGGTGGGGTCGGCCCTCCCCGCAAGGCTGGGCGCCGAGAGCGGTGCCGTTGGTCGCCGCTCGGGCTCGGTACTGGAGGCCCCACCCGCCACCCCTTGACAAATCGAACTGCTGTACTCTGGAACGACCTGGTGGCAGCACTGGGCAACCAATACGCCCGCTTCGAGCGGGAGCCATCAATGAAGAGCACCCTTCCTTTCCTCTCCTTCACCCCCTCCGGCGGGCGGATCGGTCGCATCGCATGGAGCAATGGCGATGAAGCTCGCTGGGGCCACGTCCGATGGGATCGATTCTGGCCTTTCCAGCCTCCAACTCCAACGCAACTGTCCGAGGCCGTGGCCGCGATCCAGCAATCCGCGACCCTCATGGCCGAGACCCTGATTTCTGCGTTTCAGCACGCTGCCGATGCGATCAACGTGATGCCTGACCCTATTAGCAGCAACTCGCTGAGGTCCGACGTTCACGCATGTTTTACTGGCCCCCAAATAGGAATCAAGGAGTCATTGGCGATCCCCCTACAGCTGCCTGACCCCACCGACGTCGCCGTTTCTGATGAGTTCAGAACCCTCTGCGCCTACGCCCGCAACTACATCGAAGAATATGGAGACAGAGAAGCAGTTGATGAATTAGAGCGAATCATCGCTACCCTTTCACAACGGCTTGCCATTTCTAATACCGAGGAGCAGCAAATGACCGAGAAGCAGCAAATGTATGACGAGGCACTGGCTTTCTTTGACGCAGCGCAATCTAGTTCTCAATATCAATTTGGAATGTCGTTGCGCGAAAGGCGACGCCAACCTGGCCAATGAGCAAGCTCCACACTTGGCCCAGCCCGGGCCGATCGTCATGTTTCACCGCCTGCTGCTCACCCCCATGCAGAACGTTGTGGCGATCGACTGCAGGGCACCCGACAACGCCCCGGAGCTGATGGTGGGCATGCTGGTGGTGGAGGCCGGCGCCACCGATGCAGAGGTGCTTGTCACCCCGCCCCAGGGCGGCGCTGAGTTCTGGCTGACCCTGCCGGAGGATGTCCTGAACCAAGGCCAGCGCTACGTTGGCTTTCAGATCCGTGCGGCCATCCGGCCTCTGACATGACCGTAGCCAGTCGCCTTCTGGCGTCGTTCCGCACCGGCCACAAGGTGATCGGCGGCGTGTTCCGCCTCGCCGTCTACGGCAAGGTGCTCCAGGGCGAAGCAGAGCTGATGGAGCAGCACGACCGGGAGCGGTGCGTTTCCCTCGGCAGCTTCTACCGCCTGGCCGATGGCATCGCCAAGGACACCGGCATGCCCATCGAGGAGGTGGACAAGCTGATCCAGGATCTATCAAGGGTGGCCAACCCCAACGATCCGGATTCGCTGCAGGGCACCCTGCAGGCCTTCGGGTTGCTCAACAGTGATCCGCAAAGGCTGATCACCTTCCTCTCGTCCCAGGCCACCATGGACGATCAGAAGAAAGCCCTTGTCACCACTCTGCTGATCGGCCGCGGCGACTACCTCGACCCCGACAGCCAGGACTGGGTGAAGCTGGAGCCCGGCGACTGGAGCGAGAACGACACCAGTCAGCTGCCAGCTGACCTGATCAATGAGCTGCAGCAGTTCCTGATCGATGAGAAGGCGGCGATGACGGCGGGGGGAAAGCCGCCGGCGCCGAAGACGGCGCCGAAGCCCCGAGGCCAGAAGAAAACCTCAGCCGCGACGAGCACCGCGCCCGCATAGAGGCATACCTCAAGACTGCCCCTACCGACTGGGATGAGATCCAGCTGATCCTCACCAGCGGGCTGACGCAGGACCCCCGCTGGCATGCCGAGCGCTTCGCGTACCAGCCGGTGGATGCGGTGCTCAAGGCCTACGCCTGGGCCCTGAAGGAACGGGCCAAACGGACCAACGAGCTGAGCACCACCATGGCGCGGTTGGCCTCGATGGTTGAGATTGCTGCCTTCCCGGGCCTGGGCAACAAGGGCCGCAGCGAGGATCAGTTCCTGCCGTTCAAGATCTCCGACGCCCCGGGCAAGAACGCTCGCATCACCCAGGCGACGGCCGCCACGATCCGCTGGCTGCTCAGCAACAACCAGATGCCGCCACGGGTGCTGGTGGTGGCCCACGAAGAGCTGCAGCGCTCTGGCTACTGACCAGCCCGGCGCCAGCCCGGCGCCAGACTGACCCCAAGCAGGGATGAACGGGTTTGACCCAGAGCGGCGGCGGCGGCGAATACAGCCTGGGCACAGCCACGCTGACCCTACGCGGCGACATGCAGCCGCTGGAGCGCGACCTGGCGCGCATGCGGGCGGTGATCGCCGACATGGAAAAGCGGGGCACCAAAATCCCGGCCCCCAACATCCCGCCGCCGCCACCGGAAACGCAGCGCGGCTATCAAGGCCTGGCCGCGACCATGGAGGCCCTGCGTCGCGGCGTGCAGGGCGATGGCGAGGCGTTCACGATGCTCTCGCAGCAGCTGCGCGGCGCCGGCCAGGCGGCGGCAGCAGCTGGCGGCAGCGGTGGCTTTGGTGGCGCCACCAATGGCCTGGCCGGAATGCTTGGGATGGCCGGGAAGGCGATACCGATCCTAGGCCAGCTCGGCCTGGCGGCCACGGGTTTGCAGGCCATCTTCGGGGGGCTGCAGGGGGCAGTTAACGCCGTGCTGGGCCCTTTGCAGCAGCTTTCGGCCGAGGCCGGCCGGCTCAACAAGCAGGTGGCGGAGGCCGGGATCTTTGCGGCGCAGAGCTTTGCGATCCTCGGGCCCGACGGGAAGCTGGTGGAGGGCACCGCCCGCCAGATGCAGATGGTGCGCGGCGCGATCCTCAAGGAATACCAGGGCATCCAGAAAGAGGTGGCCAACATCAGCGGCGCCACCGCCAGCGAAATCTACGACGGCTTCAACATCATCCTCCAGAACGTGAGTGCCCTGGGAGAAAAGGGCACCATGGAAAATTCCGCCAAGTTGGCCACCAGGCTGGCCGCCGGCATGAACACCCTTAATATCCCCACTTTTCAACTCCGGCAGGAGGCGAACGCCCTGCTCATGGGAAATATTGGCCCTGACGCGATGTTGGCCCAAAAGCTAGGCATCTCTAACGAAGACGTGCGCCAGCAGCAGGCCAAGGGCACTTACTACGACTTTCTGATGACGAAGTTGGAGAAGCTCTACGAAGGGCAAAAAGTGCTGGCGCTGAGCTTGGAAAACGTCAAGAGCAACTTTGATGACGTGAACCAGGCGATCTCATCTGAAGCTGGTCAGCCGCTGGAGCGCGACACGGCAAGGATGATGCAGACAATCCTGGTCACCTTTAAGAATCTGCAGGGCAGCTTTAGTGGGTTCTTCAAGAGCATCGCCGAGGCTGTTGGGCCAATTATCAAGGTGTTTGGCCCCGTTATTTCAGTTCTCACATCTATAGGTGCTATCGCTTCATCGGTGGGTCGGGTGATCATGGATGTAGTAGGCGTGGCAACCGCAGTGCTGGGTTTTGTGCTGCAGCCTGTTCTTGTAACGATCGCAAGGTTTGTTGAACTGATTGCCAAAGGTTGGGAAAACATAGGAAATCTCATTGGCGGAGCAATTAGCCCAATCAAGGCACTGTTTAATGCCAGTGCCGATGCAGATGCCGATGGCGTCAACTCGTTCTTTGACAACCTCATAGCAGGCGCGGAAGGCGCCGGCAAAGCAATCGACAACTGGAACAAGAAGTGGGCGCAAAGCGTTCTGAACTTCCGTTTGTTTACGATGCGCGCCCAAATGATGGCGAGCGGTGCATCAGAAAAGCAAATTCAGGAAGCCCAGCTCAGCTTCAGGGAGAACTTCAACCGGCAAACCAACCTCAGCGAGCCGGTAGAGCTGCGCAGCCTCAAGCTGCCAGCTGATGTTCTAGAGCGGATCGAGGCCAGAGAACAGAGGCTGGGCTCTGGAGCAATCCGGGCTTTGAACATCTCCAAGGAATGGTCAGAGATCAAGCAGAAGGCCTACCAGAACGAAATCAAGGCGCTGGAGCAGGGCCTCACCCTGATGAACAAGCAGCGGGAGGTGGCGGAAGCCATGAGCTCTGTTGCCGGCGCCCGCCGCGCCCTGGAGGCGCGTGGTTATGAGCTGGGCGCGCAGGTGGCTGCAAGCCCTGAGGCCAAAGCCGTTGCAGAGGCTCGCCTGGCTGACCTGAAGCTCAGGCAGGAACGAGAGGCTATCGCCGAACGGCGGGGGATTCTCCAGACCGAACGGGAGCTGCAGCAGCGGCAGATGCTCATCCAGGAAAAGCAGATCAAGATCCAGCAGGAGCAGCTCAAGATTCAGCTGGCTGAAGCTCAGGCCGAACAGGTGCGTGCGCAGAAGGAACGAGACGCTTTGCTGCGCACGCAGAAAAATATGCCCCTCTACAGCGCCGAGTGGGGCAAGAACCAAGAGCTGCTCAACATCAATGCTGCCGAGCAGACCCGCATCAACGCCAAGGTGGAGGGCAGCCGGCGGCAGGTGCAGCTGGCTTTTGAGGCCGAAGGCCAGCTGGGCACCATCATCGCTCTGGATGCCCAGCGACTGGGCCTCCAGGAGCAGCAGCTCGACATCCAGGGCCAGCAAGCGCAGTACACCCGAGAGCAGCAGTTGCTCCTGGCCCAGATCAGCGGTGCGGAGCAAGACATCTCGAACATGCTCGACGAGATCGTCAACAAGGAGAACGCCAAGAAGCGAGAGCTGGAAGACCAGAGCGACGCGATCAACCGTCAGAACACCCTCCTCGAGCGCCAGGGCCGGCTGGAGAAGGCCCAGGCCGATCTGGCCATGACCCGCGAGAAGGCGGCGGTGCAGGCCGCCGAGCGCCTCGCGGAACTGCAGGAGCTGCAAGACCGCGCCCGCAGTGGCGGCGGCACCGCGTCGGTGATCGAGGCCCAGATCGCTGCGGCCGCGGCCGGGGTGAGCGGGATGGAATCAGCGGCGGAAGTGCAGCAGCGGCTGTTCGACGCCAAGGAGGGGCAGATGGCCCGCGAGCACCAGCTGGCGCAGAAACAGCAGGAGGTGCAGCACAAGAAAGAGGAGAGCGAGCTGCGGATCCAGAAGCTGCAGATGGAGCGGCAGAAGGTGGACATCGCCCTGCAGCGCGCGCAGCTGACGGCAGAGCTGGGTCGGCTCAGGCTGACCCAGATAAAGGATGAAATCGCCCCACGACTGGCAGGGGCCAGCAGCGTGCCATCGCTGGGAGGTGTTGCACGGCTTCCGGGCTCCATCAGTGGCCGGCTAGATGCGTCCGGCCAGAACGGCGCGGACATGCCAGTAGGACCAAACAATGAAATGCGCAGCTACCACAATGGCGTGGTGACGGAAATAAGCAGAGCAGGCAATAATGGAAACTACACAGTAATTGAGTTCATTGACGACCTGGGCAACAAGCTAGAAGCTACCTATAGCCACATGGCCGCAATCGTGAAGGTCGGACAGCACGTAGTTGGAGGGCAGGTGCTGGGTCGTTTTGATGGTTCAGGCCGCACGTTTGGCGCACATAACAGTGTTGACATCAATAGCCCTGGAACGAATGGGGCTCTGCAGCGCAATGCAGAAACGGCAGCCGCCCGCCGCAGCGCTGACCTTCTCGTTACGGGGAGGGTGCAGGGCCAGGCCGCTGGTTCCAGTGTCGGTGCCCCTTCAGCCTCGATCCTTCGCCCTTCAGGGCAGTTGCCTTATAGCCAGCGCATAGATGCGTTTTCCACGGTGGCCCCACCCCCTGGCGTGGCCCCTGGAGCAGCCATCCCGCTGGGCGTGCAGCCGTTCACCGGCATGGGCCAGGCCCGGGCCGCGGCTGCCCTCCCTGCTGGCTCAGTTGCCAGCACCGTTGCCGCCGTTGGGGGCGCTGTGGCGCCCAGCACCGCCAACCAGGCGGAAGCGCTGCAGCAGAGCCTGAAAGACGTGGATTCCGCGGAAACCCGCCTGGTCAGGGCCATAGAAGACAACACCCAGGCACTGAAAGACCTCCAAAACAGCAACAGCCTGGAGAATGAGAACCTTACCGAGCAGCAGCTGGCAGAGCGAGCACAGCTGGCCTACGAGCGAACAAAGGCCCAACTCACTGCCGAGGTGATGCAGACTCCCCAGGGCCGCCTGGCCATCTCCGCCGGCGACGCGGTGAGCGGCAGCATCAGCGGCTCCATTTCCGGCGCCGTGCAGGCACTGCTCACTGGTGGTGATGTGAGGCAGGCGGTGAGCAGCGCGCTGGCGCAAGCGGGGCAGTCGCTGATGAAGGCCACGCTCGACTCTCTCCTCAACCCGCTGCTATCCCAGCTGCAGGGCGGGATCGTGAAAACGTTCACCGGGATCGACATCCCGGGCAGAGCACTGGAGATGGCCGCGGCATCGCACACGAACGCTGCAAGCGCCCACCAGGGCGCTGCATTGCAGCTGATGAACGCTGGTGCGGCGTTGCTGTCTGCGGCCGGTGCATCCGGAGCTGCTGCCGTGGGCGACAGCGCAAATGTGTGGGGGAGCTTGGCCACCAAAATCCCCAGCCTGATCAGCGGCTTCGCTGGCCTCGGCAACCTGGATGTCGCGTTCAACAGCGCAGCAGCTTTTGGGGGGCCTGACTGGTCTGCCGCTGGTCCCATGCTCAACCTGGGCAGCCCCAACCTTTCCTTCACCCCCGGTTTCGCAGGTGGGGGGGAGATCCAGTACGGGCTCGACTACCTGGTGGGCGAGAAGAATGCGGAGATCGTGCGGTTCAACAAGGCCGGCGGGAAGGTCTACAGCAACCGGGCCCTCACCAAGGCGCTGGGTGTGCCGTTCCAGCGCACCCCAGGTGGCGGTGCTCAGGTGGCGGACGGTGGCGATTCGCTCGGCATCCCCTTCATGGCCGCCGGGCCCGCCCAGAGTGCTGGCGGCCGGTCTGGCGCGCCGCCAGTCCCCTTCATGGCCGCCGGGCCCGCCCAGAGTGCTGGCGGCCGGTCTGGCTTGCCGCCAATTCCGTTCCTTAAGTCATCCCCTAGCGGCGGCGCCATGGCAGGGTCTGGGCCTGGTGGCGCTCCCCCCAGCGCCATGGGCCCCTCCAGGTCGCTGCGGCTCAAGCTGGAGACGCAGGTGATCAACGGCGTGGAATACGCCACGGTGGAGCAGGTGCACCAGGCCGCAGCCGCAGCCGCTGCAGCCAGCCGCGAGGCGGTCTACAACGACTTCCGCAACAACCCCTCCATTCAAAGCAGCGTGGGGATGCGCTGATGATCGCCATCTGCGCCTACATCTCCTTCCAGGCCAATGGCGCGCCAGTGCCCGGCTACGCCTGGCAGAACCTCTTCACCGGGCAGACGCGCACCTACGACGGCCGGCCCCATACCTCGATGGGCTTCCGAATTTCCGATTCGGCCGGTGCCCGCGGTGGTGATCGCTCCGAGGGCCGGCTTGCGATGAACCGCAACCAGCTGGCGCTGAATGTGCTGGCCGAGGCCCGCGCCAACCGCTGGAAGCTCCGCGCCGATGTGGTGCTGTGCGACGTGGCCGCCGGCACCGATGTCCGCCTCCTCTCGCGCCATCTCTGGCGGCTGGGCCCGATCGAGCGGCGCGAGTACATCAAGGTCACCCTCACATCACCGCTGGATGCCATCCGTGGTGACGCGCCCCGTCGCCGCCTCACCACTGAGCTGGTGGGCCAGCTGCCAGACACCGGCTCCATCTTCATCGCCTGATGCCCATGCCACAGCACGCCTCACGGACCGCCCCCTGGTTGCGGTACATGGGCCTCCCCTACCGCTGGGGGGGGGATCCGGATCGCCATGGCGCCACCGACTGCTTGCGCCTCACGATCGCCGTGCTGGGCCTCTATGACGCCCCCCGGCCGCCGCTGATCAAACGGGAGTGGTATCGGGCCGCCAGCCGTGGCCGCTGGCGGCCACTGCTCGAGGAGCTTGCCGCCATCACCACACCGGTGCCCGGCGCCATGCCCCTCGACGTGGCGCTGCTGGCCGACGGTGAACCGATCGCCCTGGGTGTGTGCGTGGCCGGTGGAATCCTCACCACCTGCCAGGGCCAGGGCGTGCACTGGAGGCCGTTGGCGCCCTGCCAGGTGCGCCGCTGGTTTCACTTCCTGCCTGTGGCTCCATCCACCACCGCGCCCATCCTGATCCTGTGACGCGCCATCCCCGCCCCCTTCCTGGCGACGCCTACCTGGCGGAGCTGCTCGGCTGGAGCGAAGACCAGCTGCTGCGCTATCAGATCGAACGGCAGCAGGCCGCGGCGATCGAATACACGCGGAACCCGCCACTGGCCACCTGCGGTCCGACGCCCGCCGCTACCTGGGCGATCATCTCGCTGGCCACCACCATCCTCTCAACGGGCTACACGGTGCTGTCCACCCTGTTGGCGCCCAAGCCGAGGCAGCCCGGGCGATTCATCTCCAAGACCAACCGGGCCGACAACATCAGCCGCAACGCGCGTTACGCCCCACGGCCCGGCTTTGATTCCACCCAGGAGGTGGCGCGGCTTGGCAGTGTCATCCCCATCGTGTTCGCCCGGCGTGAGTATTTGCCCGCCCTCAATGGCCGGCCTGCGGGCTGGTACGGCGGCTGCCGCGTCGATCTGGAGCTCCTGTGGTCTCAACTGGTGGCCGTTGACGGCGGCCAGCTTTTTCGCGCGCTCTACATGCTGGGCGAAGGGCCGATGGCCGAGGTCGACTCGGCCGGCTTTGCCATCGGCAACAACCCCCTCCGCTCCTACGACCTCGGCACCGCCGCCGCCAATGAGGCCGCCGCCCGCGTCACCGTCTACGCCCGCCTGGGCGGCGGGCGGATCCGTTCCACCGATCGCATTGCCGGCCGCCTTGCCGCCAAAGACATCGGCAACATGGAGAACGACGGCGGCGGCGATGTCTTCCAGGTGCGCAGCACCGGCGGCGTGATCCGCCCCGATGCCTGCGCAACCGCACGCCCCAGCAGCTCTACCGCCTGCGGGCTCTACGCCACCATCGGCAACGGGCTGGGCCTGCGGATCAACCCCGAGATGCAGGCCACACGGCAGATCACCACCAAACCACGGGGCAGCAGCGGCAATCAGACGATCGATCCGGTTGATGATCCGGTGGCCCTCGGCTCAATCTGGAAGGCCAAGCGGATGTGGTCCGGCCGCAGCGGCGTGGTCGACACCTCAATCGGCGGGGCGAGTGGATTGGTCACCTTGCCCGTCGGTGCCACGTTCGACTACCTGCTCTCGAAAAGCAGCGATGCCAACACCAAATTGAAGTTCGACAAGGACAACACCGACAGCAATATCAAGCACACCGAAAACTGCACTGATGTGGCCGCGGCGATCAGTGCACGCCAACGCAGTGCTGATGATGCCCTCCAGGTGGGAGAGCTGTTCAAGGCCGGCAGCTGCTTGGCAGTGCTGGAGCAGCGCACACCGTCCAATGAACTCTTTTCCTCCAACGCCGACAACGAGCCGGTGGGTGATGGCCAGAACATCACCGCCCGTTTCCGGGTGGTGCGCGCCGGCACGATCTACGTGACGCCCAACTCGGAGATTGATCCGGCTGCCACTGGCACCGAACAGTTCCCCGAGCGGGTTGGCCCTGAACAGGACTGGGACTGGTCCGCTGTGGATTCCGGGCCCCGCTACGCCACTGGCACCAGCCGCCCACACCTTCATCGCTGTGCCATTGCCGATTTCACCCTGACCAAGCCCGCACGCATCATTGAGATTGGCATCCGCAGCACCTTGGGGATGCGTACCAGCGGCTTCGCCAACCTGCGCAAGTGTCCCACCCTGCGGGAGATCAATCGCCTCGCTGGTGGGGAGCAAGAGGGTGATAACCTGCCGTCGGGCAAGAAGCCGAAGGTTTCCCAGTACAGGGGTGCAAGCATCAATATCCCCGAGGAGCGCTACTCGTTCCTTCGCCTCAGCTATCGCCCGGAGGGCCAGGCGGCGTTTGTGGAGTTGCCCACCATCTATGGCGTGCGGGGGCTGACGCAGCAGGCCCAGAACAATCAAATACAGCTGGAGTTGCCTGCCAATGCACGCTGTGCGCAGATCCGTTTGGAACCGCTCAGCGGCTGGGAGATTCGCTCCGGCACCGCCAGCGGCGAGCTGGCTGTGCTCGACAGCCGCATAACCAGCCTGCGAACCGTTGTGGATGGCGACTGCACGGCGCGCTACCTGGGCAAGGCGCCGTTTGCCAGAACCCAGAAGCGCTTTGATCTCCGCTCCATCGAACCGGATCGGCGCGACGCCCTGGCCGGCTTGACCACCACCACTGCTGCTGCGGGAGCTGTGCCTGGGGTCTACACCAATGTGCAGGTGTTGCAAGGCGGCATCGACCTGGGCGGCCGGGCCACCGTGACCGTGCCAAGCGGCGGTGGCTTCAACAGTTCCAACATCACTGTAACTAGATCGGGAAGCGGCTATGAAGCGGGACCGATCACCTTGGCCAATGGCAAGCCCGGGGGTTCTGCTCCGTTCCCAGTAATCGCCACCCGCAGTTTTGTAGTTGAGATTGTCCCTGCGGAGCCATTTATCTTCAACCAATTCGCGATGGTTGAAGACGGGGAGCCTGCACCGCGGATCGGCAACCGTGTGACTCTTTCCAGCACCGGCAGTCTGCCAAATGGGCTGAACAGCTCCACTCTCTATTTCGTGGTGAGCAAACCAGCAGAGACGGAGTTCAACCTCGGCCTCACAGCTGACGGTGTTCCCATAACCATCACCAGCCAGGGGAGTGGTGTAATTACTGCCACGCAAATAGACGGCCCCACAACCAACTGGGCCGGCACCGCCATCGTTGGCAAGACCGACTTGGGGTTGGGTTGGAGCGATGGTGAAAACCTCGTCGATCCGTGGGGGAAGTTGGCGGAAAGTACTGTCTACGACGAGATCCAAACTACCGCCAACCAGGGGCCAGAGCATGAGATCGGCTATGTGAACATCATCGAGACCAACCCCACCGCACCCAGCTACTCGAACATTGCTCTGGTAGGGCAAAACATCCGCTCGGCCCTGGAGCTTCAGAGCGTGAATCAGCTCTCAGCCCAGATCATCGGCGGCCACATCTGCCCCCGTTACATCGAGGCCAGCGATGGCCCCACCCATCTGCTGCCCGACATCTTCTCTCGGTTGGCTTTGAGCCCACGATTTGGCGCTGGGCAGGACGTGAGCGCCGAACAGATCGACGCACCCAGTTTTCTGACTTCCGCCCAGTGGTGCTTTGATCGACGGTATTTCTTTGATGGTTCTTTGCCGGAGCCGGAGAACCTGCGGCAGTGGGCAGCAGACCAGGCCAGCCTGCATTTGCTCGCGTTCTATGAACTGAATGGGAAGTTCTATTTCAAGCCGGCGTTGTCGTTTGATCCGGTGGAGATCAAAGACCTGTTCACCGCTCAGAACATCAAGAAAGGCACCTTCCAGTCCACCACCAGCGACGACGACCAGCGGCGACCGATCCAGGTGAGCGGGCTGTACCGGGAGGAGCGCAGCAATGACGACCTGCTGTCTCCCGGGGTGTTCTCCACCGTGCGGGAGATCACGATCCGCGAGGCATCCGCCAGCGACAGCGACCCTGTGGAGCCGCTGGACATGAAGGCCAGCTGCACCAATCGCTGGCATCTGATCGATGCGGCCAAACTGCTGATCCGCTGGCGGCGGCTGGTGGGAGACCCGATCAGCTTTGAAACCACCTACGCGGGCATCTTGCGGCCGATTGCGCCGGAGGATCACATTGCGGTGGCCTTCGACGAGGAGCTCAACGACCTCTGGTCAAACGGCGCGGTGTTGCCCGATGGCACCCTGGTGGCCTCCGAACCGCTCGAGGACGGCAGCTACCAGGTGCTGGCCTGGGATGGCACCACACCGCCGGGTCCCACCATTCAGACCCTGACGGTGAGCGGCGGCGGCACCCGCGGCAACCTGCTGGGCACCCAGTGGACCCGTACTGCCCCTCCCCAGGTGCGGACATTCCGGGTGATGCGCGTCACCCCCACCGATGACGGCCGGCAGAAAATCGAGGCGGTGCTCATGCCCAC